AGAGATGCGTGGCATGGTTATCCTTACGCAAACTTGGTAATAGACGCAAGAACCGTAAACGTGGCGCTTGCGGTTTTAAGGATGGCGTAAGTGTACGAATCTATTGAACTGGCGTTGCCCGCAGTAGGTGCGACACCGCCCTGCCATTTAGGTGTGACAGATGTGCCGTCAATCGTAACCGCGCTGTTGTAGTAAGGGGTTGCACCTTGCGTGGCTAAGAACGTCACCGTAATCGTCTGTCCTACCGCCATAAGCGAATTAAGCGATAACGAACTAGAGCCTCTAAGGTTAATTGTCCAATTGGCTGACGCCGCAGTCGTGTAGTACAGAATTGATTGCGTACCAATATCGTAATTGATTGTGCCGGTAGCAGCCGTTGCAGATATTGTGGTTGTTTCAGCGATGTAGGTGTTGTTAACCGCGGTCAACAATTGAAACCGAGTGCCATCGTATTCAATTAAAACTACGGCGCCCGCAAGAAGGTCACCAGGGCCAAGCGGCTTAGTGCCAAACTTGGTAATTGACTTGACTCCTAGCGTGTCAATGTCAATTGTGACCGCTGCCGTATTAGTGTTTTGAACAATAAAGCTGTATTGCGCGCCGGTCGCATAGCCCACCAACGTAGGAGTCGCCAAACCTGTCAACGCATTTGTACCGGCAACCGTGATCAGGTTGCTGATGCTTGTCGTGTCGTTAATGGCGGGGATACTGTCGTATGAACCAATTTGAACGTAGGTTGAGGACTTCAACACAAACTTGTACAGCACCCCGCCGTCTAGCCAAATCTCATTGGGTGTGCGCCCTGCCGCATCCAACACAATCGGGTTGGTGTTGTTGGTTGTGCCGTCGCGGGTGGTGTAGGTCGTAGCTGGCGTAGATGTGCCCGCTAGATAGGTGTATATCAAGCCACCCGTGAGAGGCGCGCCATTGGCATCTGAGAATTGTGCGCCCGCACCGGCAAAGGCTGAAAGATTGATCGACATTAGACTATCCCTGTAATGATGCCGTTGACGACCGTCACGGTTTTAGAATCGGTTGTTGTGAACGTACCGGACGCGGCGCCCGTGCCCGCGCCTAATTGTTCGTACATTGAATTGATAAACCTAAACCACTCGCGCGAAATCAAACCCGTTTTAGGGTCTACAATCGGCACGCGAGGTGCAGTGATTTGGGTGGGGTTCATGCCTTGGTTGCCTCAACGCTAAGTTCAGCCGCCATGATGGCAATCTTGACCGGATCGGTGCCTGAAATCTCATACACCCGATCACGCAATTTCTCAGTCATACCAAGGCGACGCCACAAGACACGTTTGCCGTATTCGCCGACTCCACCCATTGATCTCCAATGTTCATTTGACCAAGTGTGACCGCCATCATCTGACCAACGCAGCATGACTTGGGGTTGCACAAAATCGTCTACGGCAATAATGATTTCAATTTGATCGACGATGCCAAGTGAGCCCGATACGACCAAGGGGCTCAAGTACACACGCCCAGGCACCTCGACCACGCCAGGGAGCCCCACACCAGCTTCGCAATTTAGCTGCAACGAATGTTGGGTGGTACGTTTAAAGTTGTTTGTGCCGGTGGGCAACGCCCGCCACGAACGCAACCATTTCTGAGTGCGGGGGCCATCAGCGTAGACTTCCAAATCAAAGGCGTACAAATTGCCGTTTTGAAAGTCACCTACAATGATTTCTTGATTAAACGACACTTGGCAATTGCTGCGATGACGGCTAAATTCGCCGTTGGTAAAACTCGCCCGCTCATGCCATGCTTGAGAGGCGACATCAAACACCCAAGTCGCTTGCGCGGTAGGGAATGTCAAAACGTAGAACGCATGACCGTCTTGCTGATAGGTGTAGGCAATTGCGTCCGAGATGTCGCCGTACTGTTGAATCTGCCACTCAACTGCGTGGGTGCTGATTCGCACACCCGTGTAGCCTTGTGAGCGGTAGACAATCCCGCGCCCACGGTCATCTGCGCCTAACCAAAACAGCCCATTATCCAATTTGGCAACGGAAAATGTTGCAGCGCAACCAATTTCATTAAATGCGCCTTGGATTCTTTGTAAGGGAAAACCCGCACCGGCGGCTGCTGCGTTATACCAAACCTCAACCGAATTTGTGCCAAACAACCAAATCTCGGAATGGTCGGTAATGGACGATACTAGATTGTCAGGATCGCCCTCTGCGCTTGCAAAATCAAGGGGGTCAATAGAGAGTGGGTCAAGCAATGCAGTCGTCCACACGCGCTGGCTAGCGGGCTCTATGAACACAAAATAGCCGCCAAGGTACGACACCGTTAACGCGCCAGGGAAGTCCGGATCGGTAATCTCACCAAACGCGCTAGTTGTGGCGTTGTAGACAAAACTCGGCCCATTACAAGCAACAAACAAATGGTTGCCGTCATCCGTCATGGACACCGGCCCGTCGTTGGCAACCACGCCAAGCGTTGTGATGTTGTATTCGGTGTCTAGCCTGTAAAGCGTATTGCCTGACACAACGTAGGCGTAACCACCATATTGCCAAAGCCCCCGCACGGGGCCAGTACCAACTGGTGTAATCAGACGCAAGCCTGGAGCCCTGTTCAGAAACGCAGGCTCTAACCCACCCTCGGCGACCACCTCGGGAAACAAATTGATCATACGGTTGTCGGCAGCGTTTACGCTGCGAGCCGTATATGCGGAGCCGAGGATAGGCGACTTCATGCTACACTCCTATTTAACTTAAAAGGAGTTAAACTATGGAAATGTGGAAACCTGTATTGGGGTTTGAGGGGTTGTACGAAATTAGCGACCAAGGAAATATCAGGCGCATGGCTAGAGGAAAGTTGTTTTCCGCAGAGCAAATTGAATCTGCCAAGCAAATGTTTTGCAACGGCGCTACGCTTAAACGTGTAGCTGAGTTTTTGCAAACAAGCATAACCACCGCGCACTCTATTAAGCAAGGTAAAACATGGAAAGGCGACGCTAAATTTCGACCTGTTAAAACTAAAGTAGGGTCTGACTTTTACATTTATTTTACGCCAAGCAAAGACGGCGTATACAAACATCGATCTATACACAGGTGTATTTGGGAAGCGTTTGTCGGGCCTATTGAAGGACGTCTTGAGATTAATCATAAAAACCTTGATAGACAAGATAACAGACTTGAAAATCTTGAAATTGTTACTCATCAGCAAAACATTAAACACGCAATTGACAGATACAAAAGCAAAGGGCTTTTGCGGTCTGTCAAAGGCGTGAAAGGTTTTGTTAAAGGTAAGCATAGTGAATATGATTAAAAATTTCCAGCATACACATTGAACCGTTGACGCGTCGCAACAATCGAATAAGGCAGCGACATAATATCGTCAGGGTTGTTGATGCGTTTCAAGTTGCGCTTAGAGTACATGGCAATGCGCGACACTTGGGGTGAGGGCTCGACACCAAACTCAGGTGCTAGTTCGCAAGCCAAGTTGTAGCGGAAGGCTCTGAGATAGCCTGGTGGGAACGCCAAGGGCGTGGACAACAACGCGGGGGTAGTTAATTCTTGCACCGACACAATGTGCCATTCCAGTACCTTGGTCGGCACCGGATAGACGGTCATCGTAATGTCGGGGTAAGTCATGTTGACAAACATGACTTGAGGGTAGGTAGACGTGACTGTTTTAACCGCAATGCCGTTATATTGCTGTTGATTAACTAGCTTGATACCAAACGAAATGTTAGATGACGGATCACGGAAGTAAGTCGAGTCATCTATCAGGATAGGGCGGTTGCCTACAAAGTCGCCCGTGGGGCCGAGCGTGCGTGTAGCAAAGTTTGGTAACCAAGAGAAGACTTGGTCTTGGGTAGAAAACACCGACAAACGCTCGGTGTTCCATGAGTCAATCATCTGATTGAGTGCGGCTAACGCGTCATTAGCGGTCGCAGCCGACGGTTCTTCACCTTCAGCCAGTTGACCGATTAGGCGTAACGCCCCATTGATTTGATCACCGGCTGTGGTTGTGGTCATGCCTACTCCGTTTTACGACGTCGTTTTAACTCATTCACAGGCGCAGCCTCAACTACCGGCGCGTCTAAATTATATACTTCCCACCCGTTTTTGACGTCAGCTTGGGCTTCCAAATCGGAAATTGCTACCTTGCTGCCGTGGATTGGGTGCTTTAGATAAATGTGCATTTGAAATCCCGTTGCGAGGGGCGAGGATCGCCCGCCCCTCTACGCATTAACCTGCGATGCGGTAAGCGACGTAAGTTGCGTCAGCGGTCTTGCGAACGCGCCAATTGCAAGCTGTATTAGCCGAAACTGCTGCAACACCAACCAAAGTTACGCCGGTGTTAGCCGTAACCGTAGCAGCGTTTGTGCCGCCGATGTTGATGATGTGAAAGTCAAACGAACTGTTGACCTTCATGCTTGAGAACGCTGCGTCAAGATCAGTACCCAAGGGCATGGTCAAGGCAACGGCTGCGCCAGTATAAGTGATGATACCGGTTGCCAATTCAGCGGCGGTCAGAGTGGCCGCTGCTGTTTTAGCTACTGGTGCTTGTTGAGTTCCGAGGATAACCTCGCCGAGATTGCCATCACCAATTTGATAGCCACCTGCGCCATTTGGAAGTGCCATGTTGAAATTCCTTTAAAAAGTTTAGAAGAGGGGGCTTGCGCCCCCACTCTGTTTAGCCCCACATACGGACGGCTGTGACCGGACGAACCGCATTAAAGCCGTACAACACGTCAATACGGCAAGGCATACGGTCGTTGTTGATATCGTACTGACGTACGATACGCAACGAAATACCGTTATGCACTTGGCGCGAAGCCATGTCCACGCCCTGTGGCAGCAACAAGTCAGCAGTCGCAAGCGTGATCGCATCTTTGTGATAGATCAAGTTTTGCGGGTATGTTGTAGCTGATCCACCCAA